CGGATACGGCTTTTCGGCGCTGACAATGCTGATGCTATGCGTGGGCTGGGTTTTGATGGTATCTTTATGGATGAGTATGGCGATTTTCGCCCTAGCGTTTGGGGCCATGTTATCCGTCCTACGCTATCTGATAAGCAGGGCTGGGCGGTTTTTGCGGGCACTCCTAAAGGTAAGAATCAATTCTGGGATATTTACTCAGACGCCAAAAAAATAGAACTACGGCATGAATGGTTTGTTTTGCGGCTAACGGCCACTGATAGTCAAATTCTACCGCAACACGAACTTGATGCTGTCAAGGCGCAGATCACGCCTGATCAGTATATGCAGGAATATGAGTGCAGCTTTGAGGCTGCGATCCTTGGCGCGTTCTATGGCGTTGAGATGCGCGAAGCGCAGGACGCGGGCCGCATTAGCGAAGTTCAGTACGATCCTGCCCTGCCGACCTACACGGCTTGGGACTTGGGCTTCCGTGATGACACGGCAATCTGGTGGTATCAGGTAGTTAGCAATGAAGTCCACGTTATCGACTATTATGCTGTGTCTGGCGCGAGCATTGAGGACATTGCGAACGTCGTTACGAACAAGCCGTACCATTATGGCAAGCATTATCTTCCGCATGACGCGCGGGCTAAGACGCTTGCTGCTCAAGGCAAGTCGATCATTGAGCAATTGGCTGAACACCTTGGCTTGGCGAACATCAATGTTGTTCCCGACCTTGGCGTACAGGATGGCATCCAGGCTGTGCGTATGACGCTGCCCAAGTGCTACTTTGACGAACGCAAATGCGCTGAAGGCATTGAGGCATTGCGCCAGTATGAGCGCGAGTATGATGAGGACAAGAAGGCATTCCGCGCGGCTCCCAAGCATAACTGGTGCAGCCATCCGGCAGATGCGTTTAGAATGCTGGCTGTTGCATGGCGGGGCGAAGTGGCCCCTAAGGTCATGGCGAGCGAGCGCCCGCTAATTGTGGGCAGGACCAATACGGCCACATTGAATGATATGTGGGCATCACAGAAGACAAAGAGAAGGGCTAGACTATGAGCGGCGTAAACAACCCATATCGGTATTTTTATGAGCATGTGGCGGCATCCCAGTCCGCGCAGGTTCTTGGCGTAACGGGCGCAGTTGGCGATTACCTGCATCGCCTGATCTGCACGGTCACGACTGGCGCGACTGGCAATGTTGTGATTGTCGATGGCACGGGGTCGGGCATTCTCACGCATACTGTCCTTCCGGCCAGCGCGTCTGTAATCCCCGGCGTGTACAACATCGAACTTAATGCTGTGTCGGCCAACGGCGCGTGGAAGATCACCACGGGCGCTGGCGTAGAAGTCATGGCAGTCGGTATCTTCTCGTAATTCATAATCAAAGGAACATCACATGGCTATCGACCCACAGCGCCTAGCGGGAATTATGCAGCGTATGAAGCTTGCCGGTGGCCCCGCGCCTATGGGCGCTCCTATGGGCGGTCCGCCCCCTGGTATGCCTCCGCAGGGCGCTCCGCCTCCCGGCGCTGGCGGCCCGCCGCCCAGCATTCCCATGCAGATCAACGGCACCATGACGCCTCAGACGCAGGGCGGTCCTCCGCGTCCCATGATGCCGCCGGGCGGTATGCCTCCGGGCGGAATGCCGCCGCGTTAATACGACATTAAGGAATTAGACGATGGCATTGGAAAAAGTCGATTCGACTGTCCAGAGACTTCTTAGCAATATTCATGCTTACAACAATGAATATAAGAAGTGGGAAGCGCGTACCACGAAGATTCTTCGCCGGTATCGCGATGACCAAAGCACGACTACCGGCATGAACGAAGCCGCGCGGTTCAACATCCTCTGGTCCAATGTCAATACGCTAGTTCCGGCTGTGTACGCCCGTCTGCCCAAGGCCGATGTGTCACGCCGTTTCGGCGATAACGATCCCGTTGGCCGCGTTGCGTCTTTGCTTATTGAACGGGCGCTTGATTACGAAATTGAGCATTACCCTGATTTCCGTTCGTCTATGCGTTATGCCGTAGAAGATCGTTTCCTCGGCGGGCGCGGCGTGTCGTGGGTGCGCTATGACCCGCATATCAAGCAGCAGGACGTACCCGAAGATGGCTACCAAATCACCGAAGACATCGAAGAAGGCGAAAGCCGTGACACGGAAGGCGACATCCACAACCAAACCGCCGGAAACGACGGCCCCCCTGAAGAAATTGACTATGAGTGTGCCCCCACAGATTACGTTCACTGGCGTGATTTCGGCCATTCTTGCGCGCGTACTTGGGAAGAAGTAACGCAGGTATGGCGCTGGGTGTATATGTCTAAGGATGCCGTGACGGAGCGGTTTGGCAAGAAACTTGCCAAGAAGATTTCGTTTAACAGCAGCCCAGACAGCCTGACCAAGTACGGCCAAGCGTCAAAGAACAATGACAAGGCCAAGGTATGCGAACTGTGGGACAAGGAAACCGGCAAGGTTTACTGGCTCATGGAGAACTATGTCGAACTGCTGGACGAGCGCGATGACCCGCTAGACCTGGAAGGCTTCTTCCCGTGCGCCAAGCCGCTGTATGCGACAACGACAAGCGATAGCCTTGTCCCGGTGCCTGACTTTATCCTGTATCAGGATCAGGCCAACGAACTCGACATTCTGACTGACCGCATTGACGGTCTGGTCAAATCCCTGCGCGTCCGTGGTGTGTATGATGCTTCGCAGCCAGCACTACAGCGTTTGTTGACGGAAGGGGACAACAATACGTTGATCCCCGTCGATAAATGGATGGCCTTCAGCGAGAAGGGTGGCCTGAAGGGTTCTATCGACCTTCTGCCCATCGAGACGTTGGCCTCCGCGCTCATTAATTGTTACCAGGCACAGGCTAACATTAAGGGGCAAATCTATGAAATTACTGGCATTTCAGACATTCTGCGCGGCGCTGGCGCGGCTTCTGAATCGGCCACGGCCCAACAGCTTAAAGGGCAATATGCAGGGCTGCGACTGCGAGCTATGCAGGAAAGCGTTGCACTCTTTGCGAGCGAACTCCTCCGCCTAAAGGCGCAGATTATCTGCACCAAGTTCCAGCCTGAAACTATCCTGCGTCTAGCTGCGGCTGACCAAATGTCGCCTGCCGATCAGCAGATGATCCCCCAAGCCTTGCAACTGATGCAGGATAGTCCCCTTCGCTCGTTCCGTATCCAGGTTGCCTCCGACAGCCTAGTCCAGCTTGATGAGAACCAGAACAAGCAAGACCGTATGGAGTTTATGAATGCGTTCAGCAACTTCCTGCGGGAAGCTGTCCCGGCTGGTCAGGCATCGCCTGAAATGGTGCCAATGTTGATGGACATGATGAAGTTCGGCCTTGGCGGATTTAAGCAGGGCGCTATCATGGAAGGGTCGATTGACTCTGCTTTGCAGCAGATGATTGCGTCTAATGCCAAGAAGGCCCAGAACCCGCAGCCCGATCCTGAGATGCTCAAGGCGCAGGCTGCCGAGAAGACAGCCCAGATGAAGGTCCAGGCCGATACCCAGTCCCAGCAGGCTCGCGCCCAGGCTGATATGCAGATCGAGCAGATGAAGATGCAGATGGAGGCGCAGCTAGAGACGCAGCGTCAACAGCACGAGGCACAGCTTAAGATGCAGGAACTGGCTGCCAAGGAGCAGTACGAACGCTGGAAGACTGAACTGGACGCGGCTACCAAGATCATGGTTGCCCGCATTGGGGCCAACCCCGGCATGGACCTGCCTATGATCGAGGCCCAGCAGGCCGCGTCTGAGACTATCACCAAGGAACTTGGCGATAACGTCCGCATGGCAATGGACCAAATGACCAATGCCCAGAACAACATGGCGAATATGCACGGCGAGTCCATGCAGAAGCTCCATGATGTACTTCAGGCCGCCAGTGCGCCTAAGCGGATCGTGCGCGGCCCTGATGGTCGGGCGATGGGTGTTGAACCGGTACAGGCTGCTCCGCAGGGGATGATCCAGTGATTACAACGACTAAGGGCAATATGGACGAAGCGTTGCTCGAAAAGCGCGAAGGCCAGCTTGAAAACGACAATGAGACAACTTCTTGGGTTGAATACTGGGATGGCGACGAGATGGTCCACCGCTCAGTCAGCGTCCATTTGAAGAAACCCATGATTTCCACATCTGAAATTGGAGGCTTTTCGTGAGCAATACTCAGGCAATGGCAACGTCCTTTAAGGGCGAAATCCTGTCGGGCATCCACGCCCTTGGTACGACTGTCATCAGGGCTGGCACCGGGGCGGACACGCTCAAGGCGGCGCTGTACCTAGCCTCGGCCACAATCAATGCGGCCACTACGGCTTATACCGTGACCGGCGAAGTCTCTGGCACGGGCTATTCGGCGGGCGGCGTTACTGTCACCAACGCCACGGCCCCCACGACGGGCGGCACGACGGGCTATTGGACGCCTTCGGCTAGCATCACCTACACGACGGTCACTCTGACCACGGCCTTTGATTGCGTCCTGATTTACAACTCGACCCAAAGCAACAAGGCTATTTCGGCTCACACGTTTGGTTCGCAGACTGTGACCGCCGGGACGTTCACGCTAACCATGCCGGTTAATGACGCAAGCAATGCCCTTATCCGCATTGCTTAACTCCTATGGCGCAGGGTCCGTGGGACACAGGCACATGGGATAGCGCCCTTTGGGATAGCCTCCCAATCACGGGCAACGATGCTACGGGGTCACCTGGCAGCGTAGGCGTAGGCGCGCGTACAGTCGCCCTGACGGGCGTAGAGGCCAC